ACCAGAAGACCCACTAGTTCCGTTGATTCCGCTGGTTCCTGAAGATCCGCTAGTTCCGTTGATTCCGCTGGTTCCTGAAGATCCGCTAGTTCCTGCTACACCTTCATTTCTAGCGATTATTATTCTACTTGCAGGATAATTAGCTTGACTATTTATATTTTGTGAAGTTGAATCATTATGCAAAGCGTATATTTCTACGTAATCATTATTATTCAAAACCAGAACAGAAGAAAAATGAGTTACTGGATAATCATTGTTTGCTGGTATACTAGAATAAGAATATCTTCCCTGAGAAGAAGACACGTTACCATTTTTTACTATGAATACAGATCTAGACGTACCAGAAGTTCCACCGCTTGCCCAGCCTATATATCCATCAACAGTAATAACAATTGAATCTCCAGAAGTATTTGTGAATCTATCAGTTCCATTGAAAGTTAAACCAATTGATCCTTGAGTATTTGCAGTATCCGCTGTAGACCAAATTACTTTTGTATTTGAAGAAGATGATACGCTTTGAGTAGAATTGTTATAATAAGCTAAAGTAGAAGAAATAACCGGATCACCACTAGTTCCGCTTGTTCCAGAAGTTCCACTTTGAGGCTCAATCAAAACACCACGAAAAGTCAATACATTTGCAGTTGTAGTTGACAACGCAAATAAAACCGGCTTTGAAACTTCTCCAAAGTTACTTGGTTCTGTAGTTGTTACCGTTCCAGCAGTAGTTTCTGATAAAAAGTATATTTCACCAGCAGTCAAACCTGACAAACCACTTATTAATCCATCTACTACCACTTTAAAAGTATTTGCAGTTACCGACTTAACAACACCCAATACTTCTGCATTTGCGGCGCTATCTGCTTGCGCCAAATAAAAATCTGAACCATCATATCTTATGACATTTCCAACAGCAAAAGTATGACCAACTTTTGTAAACTCTTCAATTAAAGAAGTGCCGCTCCCTGTATCTAATTGTTTTTTTACAATGTTATCTTCAACTACTAATTTATATAAATTTTCTGAAGTTGTTGTTGTTGGTAATTCAGTAAATACTAAATTATTACTACCGCTATAATATAACGTACCTGTTGTTAAACTATCTGAATCAGAGAATTTTGGTATATATCCACTAACACCTAGACCATCAATAACATATTTATTTGGAAAAACTCTATAGACTTCTGTTTGTATTTGATTTTTTGTAAATCTTAGAATATCAGAAAAATCAGAGTAGCTTCCATCTTGATAAGAAGCTCTAACTTTTACATCATAGTTTTTATCTGGTTTTATTGGAAATTGAATTGACGGTTCAAATTGAGAAAATACAAAATCAGAAGAACCTGTTATTCTCGACGCTAATAAAATACCTGTTTCATTTGAAACCTGACTAACATTAGGTTTAACATGAGAAATTATTAATTGATCATTGACTTGAAAACCTAGAGCATTATTATCTCTAAAATTTGTTACATCCAACGTAAACCAACCACCTTCATTCGTGTCACTACCAACAGTTACCATTCGATAAACACTAATATCATTTTTCTTCGAAATTTTAATTATACTAGCAAGACTTGACAACCAAGTTGCAACACTAAATCCATTGTCGTCTGTAGCGTCAAGATAAATCTCACTAACGCTATTAGAAGATAAAAATAAATCAGAACTTAAATTACCAAGCCCAGGATCAACAGAAGGGTTAACTTGCCCTAAATAAGTAAACTCTAAATCAGGAATTAAATTAGAAAACTTGCGATCTCCTGAATACGTGCCTGTATAAATACTTCCTGTATACAATCCACCACTTGGTAATATAAAAAAATCACTAGCGCTATCGTTGTAACCATACACAAAATACACTTCAGGAGTGGTTATTGCTCCAGATGGAATTCGAACTTCTGTTACGTATTTTAATTTTTTATTTTGAGGATATATATCAAGAGGCAAAGAATAATAATTATCAATAAACAAAGTATGATCTTGCCATTTAACACCTGAAGTTCCAAATTTATCAAAAATAGGAGTTGTTCCAGAATAATAAATAGAAACATCTTCACTTTTTACTGTTCCAGTACCAGTACCAAATACTATTGAACTTATTGATTCTGTTTTTGGATTATTGCATGTAAATACATAACTAGAATTATCTGCGTCTCCATCTTCATAAACATACGCTTCAAAAGATAATGGATTATCAGATCTAATAGCATTCCATTTTGCTATAGCTTGTATATCTAAACTTTTATCAAAAACATTTTGCGTACAATTTATATAACCAGTTATATTATCTATAGAAAATGGAACTTGTTTAGTATTATAAAAAGAAGCTTTAATTCCAGAACTTAAAAAATAATTTCCATTACCTAAATAATCGTTTGGAATAACTACTAAATTAAAAGGCAAAGATACATCAGATCCGTTTCCATTTAATACTGGAACTTTTATTTCAAAAAGTTGTTTAAATCTAAAATCCTCGTAATCAAAATTTACGGAATAATATCCACTAACCAGTTCGGAGAAAGTACCATCAACTGTATCTGGAACAACAGTATTTTCAATAACAGCAAAAACATCAAGACTTTTTAAATTTTCAAAATTAGGAGAAAAAGGAGTAATAGATACAGGATTTTTATTATCTATTATTACATCTGTAATCTCAGCTTTTGGATATGTTAAAAGCGCGCGAAAAACGTCGGTATTTCCAGCTAAATCAAAAGTATTAAAATCTAAAAAAAACGTTCTTGTGTTATTTAACCCCGAAAAACCAGTAAAAGAAATTATTGAATCAGCAAGATCTAGACTGTTAAAACTAAGAAAAGTTTGATTTGTGTTTGAAATTAAGTTGCGTATTAATTGTCTAGTATTTCCAGTTGTGTATAAATCTACCGTTATGCCTGAGAATGATTCTGAATCAATTTGCCCACCTTGTATTACAGTTAAAGATTCTGGATCTTTTACAGACAACTCAAAATTCAAAGTTGATTGATTTATCTTTCCAGAAACGAATTTAGATTCTACATCTAAACCAAAAAGACTTGGATCGGCTGTAAAATCTAAAGACGAAAAAGCATTTAAGTTACTAATCGATAAATTCTCTATTGAAAATTTACTAAAACTAGTAGTTGTTGATCCAGTAATTATTGGCATATATAATATTACACTTCAATAATCTTGTTATTTACATCAAAAAGATAAATTCTTATTCCTGAAACCGCTGAAACTATTTTATTATTTGTTGAGAATTTACCTAAAAATATACGCTTATCTGATATATTGGAATCTTGAATTTTAAATTTTAAAGACTGATTTCGTAAAACGACTTTAAACAATAAACCGCCCTTTTTATTAAACACTTCTTGGATATATCCATAATATTTTTTTTCAGCAGTCGTTCCGTTTTGTCTTTTATCATCTATAAAATTAAAAATATTTGATATTTTTAAATTCAACACATAATAATCTCGCTGCGGACTAGAACTATAAACCAAAGACGATTGTTGTTCATTAAAATTAAAATCAACAGTTAAACCATTTATTTCATTTAAAGAATAAGGTGCTATTTCATAATAAGACGAATTCATTCCTGACAGATCTACTTCTTTTAATGAATCTGAATCTGCAAAAGAAATTGTATTGTCAACAAATGTAAAGTTTTTTTCAAAACTTCCTTTACTCAGAGATTCATATTTCGCCTTATCGTGTTTTATACAAAAAAAACTATATTCATTATTACTTGTTTCTGAAATGCTTACAACTTTATATAAATTAGGACCAAGGTTGCTTTTAGAATTTTCAATTATAAAAGGAGTAGAAGACAAAATTTTAGTAAAATTATAAAATTCATATGTTTCATCAAAATAAATTCTATTTGTATCGTTTTCTATTCTGTTTATTCTTAATTTAATTACATCTCCCAAGTTTAAATCATCAATATCTTGATCACTAACAGATTTTTGCTCATTCAAAGACGAGATGGTTTTCTTTTGCACATCGGCTAGAAATTTAATAATTTCACCAGTCGATGTTAAATTTATTTTTCTATCCACAGTTATATACTTATCGTTATAATTGATGGAAGTTACCCTTCCTTGTAAAACAGAATTGTTTTTAAATTCATCTTCTATTTGAATAACATCACTAGGTTTTAAAATCAAACCTTGTAAATCTGTTGTAAAATTCACTGTTTGATTTTCAAAACGATTTGTAGCCAATAACCATTCACCTATTCTTCTTGCTTGATGCCTTGATGTTATACCAAAACCTAAAATTTCTTTTGTTACTATTCCATAATTATTAACCATCAAAGAATCTTCTACTATTTCTACTTGTTGATCGTAATTTAAATATTTATCTCTAAACATTACTTTTGCCACAGAATAATTACCGTCTATACTAGCGCTGGAGTAAGAAAACAAACCATCTTTTACATTAGAATTATTAAATAAATAAGAAACAGGTTTTTCTACATCTATCGTTGATGTTATAAAGTTATTTTTATAATAAGTAAGACCCCTAAAAACAGAAGCTATATCATTAATAACTTTTAAAAACTCAGTTTCATTATCTATTAATATATTACAAGAAAATCTTTTTTCTAATTTGTCTCTATAGTTTAATGTTTTAGGCAAACAAAATCCTTTTACATTATCATATTCCAATATTTCTTTTGAAAAGCACGGTCTATTGACAAACTGTTTTGGAAAAACAGCTTTTACATTATTTGTTAAATTATAATCCAACCAATATAAGATACTATTTTTTGCACCTGACTGTGTATTTTTAATAGATTTATCTATTTTATTAGTCAATGTATCATTTGAACTTTCTAACGAACTAATACCAACCGAGCTTTTAATAAATTCATTTAAAAAACTAACGGTTTCTGATTTTTCAAAAAACTTTCTAGGACCAAAATCATTCATTAATTTTATTCTAAAAAAACCTCCGCTACCTGAACTTACATTTGTTATCACTTTATTTCCACCGCTGTCTTTACTCAAATTAACTTCATCAACTGAAACTATTATTTTTTTAAAATTTTCATCAATAGATTCAGTATCATTAGAAAGATTATAAAGAAAAATTATTGAATTATGAAGGCCACCATTTAAATTTGCATTTGTGCTATCGTTTATAGATGGATATTTTTTTCTAAACTGCTCTAATGTGTCAGCAGAAGAGCTTTTAGCTATTAATATTGTGTTTGCATCGTATATTACAAAAGAGTCTTGCGAATAAAGAGACGGAGTATTGATCGGAACCAACTCGTCACAATATTTTGATATTTTATACAACTCCCATTTATTTAAGTCTTTATCTGAAATATTTCCCGCCGAAACGCCATATCTGGAATTCGTGCATATATCATTTAAAATCCAAGCAGGATTATCTGTCCATCTTAAAAAATTGTCAAAATTACCATCCCAATTTCCATCATATTCACCAATTTCTGAATCATAATTTTTTGGGACTTTTATTTTCAAAAGTTTTAAATCAAACGATCTTTGAGGATCACTATTAAAATGATTAGAGCTAACTGAAGATCTAACAATAGAAGAAAATGGATAAGAAAAAGATCCTTTATTTATGATTCTTTCTATAATAGAAGAAACACTGATTTCTTTAAAAACGTCTCCGCTTTCCGGCGATACTTTTTGAGTTAAAGCGAATATTTTTACATAATAAACGTTTCTATTTACAGTGTCTAAATTTAAATTTATTGGAATATTAAAAACATAATTACCTTTTGATATACCAGTTAAAACAAAAACTGCGGCAAAAGTATTTGGACTGTTATCTTCTTCTATTAAAATTCCCATAGAAATACTACCAGTAACAGTACTACCTCCACTAGTATTAAACAAAGAATCTGCTTTAAAGTGAATAGACAACTGATCGCAATATTTATTTACAATTTTATGAATAAAAACTTGAGTCTTGTCAGAAGCGTTTCTAAGGGTGTTTATGATATGTAAAGATTTACCAGCGGGTGAACTGTCAGGGGTATCACCTGATATTTTTGGTTGTGATAAATAATATTTATCATAAACCATAGAAGTTACATTGTTTACCATTTGCGCAGCAAAGAAACCCCTTTGTTGTATATTTATACCCATCGCTGCTTCAAAATCAACTTGATTTAAATAAATTTTCTTATTATAACGATGAACTGTTGAGGCGTATTGATTTTTATAATAATTAAACTCTTCGCCATAAGAGATATCAAAACCCTGTGTAACAAAGTTTAATTTATTTAACCTATCATCAATTAATGGAACATCATTAAAATAAACACCTTTTCCTAAAACTAAACTTTCTACCGTAGCAGTATTTGAGTCTGTAATATATTTTAGTAAGTTTCCTTCTTTATCAACAAGACCTTCTATAGAACCTTCACATATAACATCTAAATTCATCATTCTTTCATCAGATTCTAATTTGCCATCAGAACCAATAAATGAAAAAGATTTTTCTATAGAAACGGTATCTACACTACGAACGAAAAATGGTAAAGGGTTAGGCATTTAATTGTAATTTAAAAAGTTAGCTGTTTATTTTTAATTATCGGGTTAAGGCTGACCTAAACCGTCATAAAAGCCAGGCCAAGGTTCATCAGTATATGTATTATCAAATCTTGGTATTATTATTATATCATTTGAAATAACCAAGCTTCCAACTCTTAATCTTCCATATCCTAATGGAACTGGAGCATTTCTATTAAGAACGTTATTTATTCCTCCTAAAATACTTGAATTTGTTTTCACATCTTTTGGTACTTTAGGGCTTAAAATAATAGATAAAACTATTGATAAAATCATCAGAATTATACCTGTTATTATAAGTGCCGTTCCGCCCCCTTGGATTATAGGAATAATTTCTACTTTATTTTCGTTTTCTAATATTCTACTTTTCAATAAATGAGGAGGCAAAATTTTTCCATTAACATAAACTATGAAATGAGTAACAAACTTTTGAAAATCAGAGAAGTATTTGTTTATTTTTTGATTATTAGCTTCTACAGCTTCAAAAATTTCATAAACAGAATCAACATTTAATCGCCAATTCTTACCTAATTTTTTTCCCAATATTCCATGTAAAGTTATGTCTATCATATTGATTTATAATAAAATTCATTATTATTTACACTATAAACTATCATTTTTAAATAAAAGTATTGTTGATTTTTTAAATCCCAATCTGAAAACCCAATCAAATTACTATGCGCTGGATGACTATGAAATAAAACAACATCATCGTCAAAAATACATTCTTTTGGTGAAATTAAAAAATAATTAACAGGATCAGGATGCACATTGATACATTCAATAAATTCATCATAAACATTATTTTTTTTAATTAAAAAACCACATATCTCTGTAGTTGAATTTACAGATTTTTGTTTTAAAATTTCTAACAATTCTTTTTTAACCTGGAAGTCTGTAATCATAACCTACTGTTCCTGGAAATCCGCCAAAAGGTATGCCAACATTTGAATTACCAAATCGTAATAGACAGCCATTTAAATTTTTAGAACATTTATCTTCTTTCCAAACTTTTGTGTTATAAAGAGGATTTTGTCCTTTTACTGTATTTTCTACGCAAACAAAAAACTTAGCAGGTAAATCTGAGTTGCTTGAAATTGATTTTTCATTAAAATCGTAATTTAAAGACGGATCAAGTTTAACAAAATCTCCTTTTATATATTCAGTGTTATTATCGTAATCTCCTTTATAATTTAAATTGTTTAATTTGTAAGTTTCGTAATTTGTAAAATTTATTTGTTGTTGGCTTTCTAAAAATATTTTATTATTTTCATCCGCCATTGGAACCCCTAAATTTCCATCATCAGGAAATGAATCAAAAAAAGCAACACTATTTTTATAATCTGTTCCAGTTGATGTATAAGCAATTGGCGTTTTATATTTACTGGCTAAATAAGTGCTAACAGCTTTTACTTCATCATTTGTCAAAGCTCTTTTATAAACGATTATTTCATAAACAATTATTTCACTTACCTCAAAAAGATTAATACCAAAATTTTTGACATTCATAACACCAGGAGTTGGTTTTCTAGTTATTTCATTTCCATCTCTATAAAAAATCGTACTAGTAGTAGTTGCTGTTTTTGGTATAACTGCTGCATATACTCTATCTTTATCAGTAGTTTTATTTACTTGATTTAAATTTATAGCATATCCATCGGCATAAAAATGATTATCTTCATAAGTATTCCAATATCCTAAATTAAAAGTGTTTGTAGTTTGAGACAACCCCCTTCTTTTATAATTCTGCCCAAATTTTGTTATGTCTTTCATCGCACTGACGTAAAAAATAGTACAATCAGTATTCAAACCTGAAGTAGTAAAATCTAATCCAATAGTCATGGTATCTGCAAAATCAAACAAAATCCCTGTTTTGCCCGCTGTATTCGTAAAAACTTTAAGATTGTTAGATAAAGTTACTGGAGTGGAGAGACCGCTAGAATCTGCCCATGCAGTTAATTTAGGATATACAATTGTTGTGCCGTCACTTATTAGCAAATCAGATGTGCCAAGAACAGTTTGACTAACACCATCTTTAAACCAAGCTACAAGGTCCGTACTATAACTTGGAATTTGCGTTAAATCAGTGTATGGAAATTTTTGTATTGCTACACTTGGACCATCATAACCATTAATTTTTCCATAATTACATCCACAACCTCTGTATTGCCACTGACATGCATCATTGAATATTTTTCTAGACGGCACAACTAAACCGTCAATATCCAATACATTTGCTAAAAGAAAATCAACTTTATCTTTTTGTTCTACAT